GCAGAAAGTCAACTTTGACGAGCGCCGTGAGCTTGTTCAGGTTGTCGGCAACGCTATTGGTCGTCGTATGGATCAGCTCGTCATTGACGCTCTGAATGCTGCATCCAGCCCGTCGACTGTTGCAACTACCGTTGGTGGTTCAGGCACAAACCTGAACCTCGCCAAACTGTTGGCAGCCAAAAAAGCATTGGACACGAAAAACGTACCGGCAGAAGGCCGCTGCGCTATCATCCACGCAAACGGCTTGTCAGCTCTGTTGGACGAAACCGAATTGACTAGCGCAGACTTTGCCACCGTTAAGGCTCTGTCGACTGGTGAAATTGATACCTTCCTTGGTTTCAAATTCATCACAATCGGCGACCGCGACGAGGGTGGTCTTCCGCTTCCGTCAACTCGGACTAACTTCTTTTTCCACCGCGACTCAGTAGGTCTGGGCATTGGTATGAACCAACGCTCCGAGATCAACTACGTCCCAGAGAAGACTTCGTTCCTCGTCTCTTCAATGTTCTCGGCTGGCGCCGTTGCCATTGACGACGAAGGTATCGTAAAAGTCTCGTCAACCGAGTAAGGAGAAATATTATGGCTTTTGTATTAGCTGACTTCTCGCCTCTCGGTGGACAATCCAAAGCAGGCAACACGCCAGCTCTGTATGTCTACACGACGACTGAGGCACACACCGCTGTTGACGCATCGGGCTACTTCAATGACATTTCGGACACTTTAGCAGTGGGCGACATGATTATTGTACACGGCTCGACTGGCGGCACCCGCACGGTAACGAACCACATTGTGGTATCGAATGCCAGCGGCGTCGTCGACGTGTCCGATGGCACCACCATCGGCGCTGTTTCTGACAGTGACTAAATCCGGCTGGGGGTGGTTCGCGCCACCCCCATCCATTTCTTGGAGGCGTAGATGGCTGCTGGCGATACCAAATTATCAATCTGTTCCGACGCATTAATCCTTCTGGGCGCGGCACCGCTGTCCAGTTTTTCTGATGGCACAGATGAAGCCCAAGTCGCAGACCGCCTCTATGACGATGTGCAAGACACATTGCTCATGCAATACGCATACTCTTGGTCGGTTAAAAAAGTGAAGCTGTCGCGCCTTGCCGACACTCCTATCAACGAATGGAAATACAAGTACCAGCTCCCCGGCGACATGCTGGGCAACCCAAAGGCTGTGTTTAGCACCAGTTCTGTGGGCGGTCAGCCGGTGCGCGACTTTGAGATTTATTCAGACGGGCTGTTTACCAATCTGGAAGAAGTCTGGATTGACTACCAATTTAAACCAGAGCCGTCTGTGTTCCCACCATATTTTGTTCGACTGCTGCGCACCTCTCTCGCTGCTGAGTTTGCGGAGCCCATCACCGACCAGATTACCAAGGCGCAGTATTACCACCAGCAAGCCTATGGCACGCCATCGGAGAACATGCGGGGCGGTCTGGTTCGTGTTGCAATCAACATTGACGGAGCTGATAGACCGGCACAGGTCATACAGGAGTTTCCAATCTCGGACATCCGTGGATGAGCCGGGTTATCCAAATACAGAATGATTTTACGGCTGGCGAGCTAGACCCCAAGCTGCGCGCCCGCACAGACTTGCAGCAATATGGCTCTGGCCTTACCACTGCAAGAAACGTAACAATACAGCCGCAAGGCGGCGCCAAGCGTCGGCCCGGCACCAAATTCATACACCAGCTCGACAGCGGTGCAGCAAACGCGGTGCGTATGGTGCCCTTTGAGTTTAGCGTTGATGACAGTTATATGCTGGTGTTTACGCCGGGCAAAATGTACGTCTACAAGGACGGCGCGCTAATCACTAACATCAATGGCAGCGGCAACAACTTCTTAGCCGTATCTGCTCTCACCGCCTCTATCCTGCCGGAAATGAACTGGATACAGTCGGCAGACACGTTGATTGTTGTACACGGCAGCCTAGCACCCGCAAAGATTGTGCGCGGTGCAAACGACAGCACTTGGACACTTAGCACAATCACCTTTGATTTTGCCCCGTACTTTGCCTTTTCACTTAGCACACAGGCGGGCGCTTCTCCGTTTAATAGCGTGGCTTATGACCACATCGAGGTCAACAACGCATCTGGGAATATAAGGCTTGTTGCGAAACACAGCGGGGCAGATAGAAACATCTTCACATCTAGCGCGGCAACTTACGAAAACCAATACATAAACGTCGAGCCGTTTGGCCGCTTGCGAATTGTGCGCAAGGTTAGCGACAGTACGCTAGAGTGCTTTGCCGAGGTGCCATTGTTTGACACCACAAATATTACACCGGCAAGCTGGGAGCTTGAAACAGGCTACGAGCTGACCTGGTCTTCCAGTCGTGGCTACCCAAGAGCTGTGACATTTCACGAGGGGCGTTTGTATTTTGGCGGCACTTCAACTCGGCCATCAACCATCTTTGGTTCGCGCGTGGGTGACTTTTTTAATTTCGACCCCGGCGAGGCTTTGGATGATGCGGCGGTCGAAGCAACGATGGACACCGGCACATTCAACGCAATCTTGGATATGTACTCTGGCACGCACTTGCAGATATTTACGTCGGGCGGTGAGTTCTATGTGCCGCAGGGTTTCGACGACCCAATAACGCCGACCAATCTTATCGTGAAGGCGCAGACCGGGTTTGGCATGAAGCCGGGCATCCGTGTGCAAAACTTGGATGGGTCAACCCTGTTTATCCAGCGTCAGGGCAAGGCTTTGCAAGAGTTCATCTACAATGACACGGTGCAGGCATATACGTCTGCCAAGATTAGCTTGCTGTCCTCTCACTTGCTCAAGTCGCCCACAGAGATGGCTGTGCGCCGGTCAACCAGCACAGACGAGGGCGACCGCCTTCTAATCGTAAACGGCACGGATGGCAGCATTGCGTGTTACACAATTTTGCGATCACAACAAGTGATTGCGCCTAGCGAATGGACAACAGACGGGGAGTTCATAAATGTCGGTGTTGATGTCAATGATATATATGTTGTGGTTAAGCGCAATATTAACAGCAGTATCGTCTATTATACTGAGCTATTTGATAGTACAGTTTTGCTGGACAGCGCCAAAACGGGCGGTGCCGCATCTTCAACGACTATGGATCATCTGCAAGCCGCGACTGTCAAGATTGTTAGAGATGGAGTTGTGGAAGCAGACCAAACTGTCCCGGCTTCGCCGTTTACAATCACATTTGCTAATGCAGCTACGTCAAGTTTTCAAGTAGGTCTAAACTTCACACCAGAGGTCAAGACCTTGCCGGTCGAGCCGCGCCTTGCCAGCGGCTCCCTCAAGGGCTTCAAGAAGCGCATCTTTGAGGTAAACGCCGAGCTTTTCGAGACGCAAGCTTTGACTATCAATGGCAAAGAGGTGGCGTTTAGAAACTTTGGCGCAAGCGTGTTGGATGATGATGTCGATGAGTTTACAGGCATCAAGACATTGCACGGTATTTTGGGTTATACTTACGACGGACAAATCACAATCGGTCAGACAGTGCCATTGAAGATGACGCTGCTTGGCATTGATTACAAAGTAAGCGCGGGGCAATGATATGAGTACAATGGCGATTGCAGCTTTACCGTATTTAGTAGGGGGGACTGCTGTTGGCAGCGCCTACATGCAAATCAAGGCTGGCAAACAGCAAGCCAAAGGGTATTTTGCTCAAGCTCAGTTGCGTCGGCAGCAAGGTAAGACTGAGGAATTGCGATACCGCGAGCAGGCGCTTTCTGTTCTTGACAACATTCTTAAAACAGACGCAGCCATATTGGCCCGCGCCGGGGCTGGGGGCATTGACCCATACAGTGGCTCTGCTCAATCTTTGCAGAGTTTCGCCGAAGCCAAGGGCGCGCAAGAGCTATACGTCATTCAGGACAACCAAGCGTTGGCCCTTAGAACCGGCGAGCTAGAGGCGCGGCAGTTGACGATTACCGGCAAGGCTGCATTTAAGCAGGGCATAGCGGCGGCAACAAGCACGCTGGTGCAGGGCGCAGCGGCCGCCTATCAAATGAGTTAATGAAAAGCTGAGATAAAATATGGTTGAAAGATTACCTAGATACAGGCCGCTAGGCGCCAGAATTGAATCGCTACCCGGCGTGTCGTTTACAACGGCGGGCGCCGCTCAAGCACGCGCGTCCAATCAAATAGCTGACTCGCTCAACAAGATTACAAAATTTGCCATTGAGGTGGGTACCCCTTACATTGCTGCTGAGGCTGAAAAGTACCGCATAGAAAATCCGGTCACAAAAGACCAAGTTGAGGAAGCCCTGACCGGGCAGCGCGACATAAATGAGATTGTTGGCGACAGGTACACTGTCTGGGGGAGGGCATCTCGCGCGGCTGCTGCTGTTCAACTCCGCACCGAGCTTGAAAACGAGATTAATATAAAAGTCTCAGAATATAACGCGAAAATTGAAGGTGGTGTAATTGTTGACCCCGACAGTATGATTACAGAACTTGAGGGAATTATAAAGGGGCATGAAGGCGTCATCGCGCAGATTGACGTAGAACAGGCTCTTGGCTATCGCGCCGCAGCGACAACCTTTGCTAGCACTGCGTATAAATCGGCCCTCACAGCAGAATATAAACTGCGACAGGCAACAAGACAATCAGCGGCAGAGCTGACCCTTGGTAGGCTACCAACAGACCTTTACACAATCTACAGCAGTGAAGCTGGCGCTGAGATTATTGATAGCGACGGGATTGCCATACTAGAGGCAGATGCGGCAGCGGCAGCGCTTGCAAAAACAATAAATAATATGGCGATTGCCACGGGCGACCCAGATTTTATTAAAACAGCGGTAAAGAGTTTGACTGATGAAATTGTTGTAGCCAAACAACAGGCTATAACAGACCACGTTTCGTCTGTTGATTTTGCAGCCACGCACGCTGACCGAGTGGCGCGCATGAGGGCTGGTGACTACGGTCGACACACAAAACTCTTTAACACACTGACCCGTGAGCAGCAGTCTGTTGTGCGCACATCCATACGAGAGCGAAATGCAAACAATTTGGCTGATGACAAGTCTGCAAGAGATGAGCTTGATTTAGAATTGCAAGGCGATGTGGCCGCACTAAGTTATGATTTCTTTGACTTGCCGATTGGATCAAAAGCCGAAGCCGACGCTTTAGAGAAGTTTCGTGGCATAGCTGTTATGAGCGACGGGCGCGTCATTGATGGCGATTTTGTAAACAAAATTCTTGAGAGTAAACAAAAATTTAAAAACTTTGAGCCACGAAATTTTGCTGCCGAATACACTTTTGAGGCAGAAATACGCAGTGGGCGCATTTCAGATTTTCAAGCGTTGCGGGCGCGGGGGGAGGAGCTTGGCATAGGCCCAAAAGTTATCTTAGAAAATCTTAAATTACTGGATACTGAGCAGCGCCAGATAGAAGCCGACATCGCTCGGCTTGCTAATAATTACGCAAAAATCGTACCCGGCACCTTAAATCCTACGAAAGAAAAGTCTAAAGCATTTTATAAATTTACTAACGGTGTAAACAAAAGGTATCTTGAAGACCTTGAAGTGTGGGAGTCCAGTGACAAAGCTGAGCCCGCTCCATCCAAACTTGAGATTGCCAGAGGCTACGATAAATTTATTCGCCTGTCTGAGTTTACCAAAAACATAGAAAAATTGTTAGAAGACTTAAACAAAAATTATGGCGGCAAGTTTTCGGATGACTTTGCATTTGATGAGTTTACAACTTTTGACGCCATTAAGGACAACCCTCAGTTGAGGCCGGGCGAAAGAGACGAGATAAAAAGAAAAATAGGTCGCATCAAAAAACTTAGAGACGACAGGGCAGAGAGTGATTGATGGCTGACGAATTTCAAAAAGCATTCGACGCGCGAAGCACTAGGGCGCTACTCGTTAACTTAGCACCAGAAGGCGACTACAGCGTGCCGATGGAGGGTGGCCGTGGCGCGTCTGAGGTGCCAGACAATCTTATGGAAGAAAGTCTGCAATACGACCCAGCGTTTGTTGCGGCGTCTCACGACCTTCATCGACTATACGAGGGCAAACCACTTGACGGAGATGACAAGGCTGCCGCTCAATATGGCAT